TCTTGGGTAAAAAATCAGCGGCCTTTGTGTCCAGCTTGATTTCTGTATCTAATAATAATGAACTTTTATCAAAAGCTGACCCTACTACAGTTATTACTGCAGGTGTGATGGCAGCCACTTTAGATCTTCCAATTAACCAAAACCTTGGGTTTGCTTATATTGTTCCTTTCTACAATAGCAAAAAGAAAATTAATGAAGCTCAATTTCAAATGGGTTACAAAGGGTATATCCAGTTGGCCATGCGCACAGGTCAATATAAAACCATTAATGCTAGTGAAATTTATGAAGGTGAAATCAAACACCATAACAAACTTACAGGCGAATTCGAATTAGGCGAGCGAACTGGTGATAATGTAGTTGGCTACATCGCTTATTTCAAACTAATTAATGGTTTTGAAAAGTATTTATATATGTCTAAAGAAGACGCTGAAGCACACGCTATAAAGTATTCTCAAACATACAAAAAGGGTTTTGGCCTTTGGAAAACTGACTTTGACGCAATGGCTATCAAAACGGTACTCAAACGTTTGTTAAGTAAATATGGCATTCTATCAGTAGAAATGCAGAGCATGGCTAATGCAATCTCTGTAGATGGCGCCGTCATTCGTGATAATAATGGCGAACTCACCCCTGATTTTGAAGGTGAAACTATCGATGTTCAATCAGATGTGGCAGAAACCATTGCTAACAATGCAAATTCTGAAGCCATTGATATAGAACCTGGTACTGCCAGTGAGTTTGTTAATCCTGAAACTGGCAAAGCAGTTAATATGTTTGGTGATTAATTGTGATTAGCATTCAAGCATTCGGTAGCAGCTCCAAAGGGAATTGCTACCGAATCAAAACTTCAACCAATGGTGATGAACTGCTACTGGATTCAGGGTTATCCTTTAAAGAAATTCAACGGTATTGTCGATTTAACTTTCTGCATCTATGTGGGGTATTAGTCACTCATGAACACGGAGATCATAGCAAAGCTGTCCACGATTTATTAAAGATTGGCCATCGTGTATATATGTTAAAAGATACTGCAGACGCATTATATGTAGCAGGACATCACAAAGCCATCTATATTACCCCAAAAGTTCAATTTACGATAGGTAATTTTAGTATTCTACCTTTTGAATTAGAACACGACGTTCCTAATGTTGGGTTTTTAATTTCTGACGGTGAAGAGAAACTCTTATATATTACCGACACCTATTACTGCCGATATACGTTCAAAGATGTTGATCATATCATGGTTGAATGCAACCATTCCTATGAAATCCTAAATCAACAAGTAGAAGCTGGTTATTTAGATGGAAAGCGAATGGAACGGTTAATTCAATCTCACTTTTCACTAGAAAACGTTATTAAATTCCTCAAATCGATGGACCTAACTAAGTGTCAAGACATACGGCTACTACATTTATCTGACAGCAACTCAGATGCAGAAATATTCAAACGAGCTGTTCAAGCTGCTACTGGTAAATTAGTAATCGTTGAGCAAGAAAGGAGTCCCTTATGATTATTAAATCAATTCAAATTAAAGATAACGATATCAGTATCGCCTACCAAAAACCATCTGCTACAGGGTTAACTGATGTATTCACGCTAAAATCTAAAGATGATCCACGCCCTGAATTACTTCATGCATTCAGCAACTTACAATCTATCGTTAAAAAGAATTTTGAATTCTTAGATAAATTTCAAATCCCGTTTTTAGTAAATACATTTAGGTTTAAATGTGATGCTTACGATAAATATATAGTTGATAAGGTGAGTGTAGAGGGAACTATTGGTGACGAGGGGACGCACAATTCATTTAAATTTAAAACAGACTGGCTAAGCGTTGAATACGCAGATGCTACATTTAGTATCTCTATTCAAGATTTAATCGATGAATGCATTAATTTTATTATGGGACATCGAGCCCAGGATAATTTATTTGTAGATGAGGAATGATGAATGGCCAAGGATGTATATTACTTCAGCCACGATGTTAATGCGAGCAATGATCCTAAAATCGTAGCAATGGAGTCAGAATTTGGGGTTATTTCATATGCCTGGTGGTGGAAATTAATTGAAAAACTTGCTTCATCTGAGGACTACAGACTGCCTTTTAAAAAATACACATTTATAGCTCTTGATAAAGAACTAGGAATTTTGAACGAAAATGAACGACCGTTGAATGAAAATGAACGACCGTTGAACGAAAATGAACACACTTTCTTTTGTTCAAATAAATCATTTTTGTTCGTAAACTCGTTAATTTATGATTTTGAATTGCTCGAATGTGATGACGAGTATTTTTGGTCTCCTAGTTTAATTCGTAGACAAGAAGAGCGAAGAAGTAAATTTGAGAAAAAGCAGGAGCAACGTAGGCTCGCAGGCATTAAAAGTGGAGAAGCTCGCAGAAAAAAGGAACAAAATCGAACGACCGTTCAACGAACTTCAACGGTCGTTGAACAAAACGAACAAAAGGAAAGGAAAGGAAAGGAAATTAATAATATAGAGAGAGATACGCGCGCGTGTGAAGATGAAAATCCTCTATCTATGTTTGACGATGATGAAATAAAAAATAAACCTATTTACGAATTGTATATGAAGTCAATTGGAGATATATCGCCTGTTATTAAAGAACGGTTAGATGATCTAGTTGAATCATATGGTAAGGAACGAGTTATTGTTGCTATCAATACCACGGCCGATAACGGGGGTAATAGTATCAAGTATGTTGAAACTGTTACAGCAGGGAATTTAAAAAAGGAGGTGAATAAAGATTTTGGAACCACTAAACGTAACAGCAGCAATAGAGGCTCTTCGAGAAAGGACGAGCAAGTCGACTGGCAAGCGGAATATGAAAGGGTCCACGGTAGAAAATGAGTTTTTTTACCCAGTCTATGATAAACCGATAGTCATTCAGACTAATGTTAACACTACGTATGCTGCAGTTGGAATTCCTAAGCGGTATTACGATATGGATTTTGAGTGGTTGCGCAAACACGGTAGCTTTCCAAAAGAGAACGCTGAAGCTTACGGAGTAGTTAAAAAGTACTCTGATAATCTGAAAACTAATCTTGATTCTGGCAAGGGCCTCATATTAAGGGGCCCAGCTGGTACGGGCAAGACATCTATTGCAGTTAGCCTTCTAAAAGAAGCTATGAGACTAGGTAAAGGGTGCTTAATGATTTCAATGCCAAATCTACTGGATAATATGCTTACGTTGTCTAAGGGTGATAATGTAGCCTATCTGAGCTATGAGCAAAAACTTAGAAATATTCCCTTGTTATTGCTTGATGATTTTGGAGCAGAATATTCAAAGTCTGACTGGGTAGTATCTAAGGTTGAAAGCGTTATTATTGATCGCTACAACCGAATGAAGCCTATAATTCTTACGACGAATTATAGCGAGACCTGGACTGAAAAGAATTATAGCCAAAGAGTATATGACCGGTTACGCGGCGAATATGCGGTGGCTATATTCAATGGAGAATCACACCGATGAAGATTCTCCTGCGATGTCAGTTTAGGTTTAGAAAGAAAACCCATAACCGGTTCCCAACGCTAAATGAGTATATTGACTGTGAGCGTGGTTCGACTATAGCAGCCGCCGCTATGAAAAAGAAATGCACTGAGCAAGTCAAAGAACAATGTCTATCACAACAGATAGAATCGGTTAAGGGCAAAGTAGACCTATTATTTGAATGGCACTCATCAACCAGGCATGATCCTGACAATGTGGCTTTCGCTAAGAAGTTTATTCTTGATGGATTACAAGCTGCAGGAGTGCTAGAAAATGATAATAGGAAATTCATCGGAACTATGGCTGATGAGGTTATAAATGACGATGATGATTTTGTGATTGTACATATCACAGAACATATGAGTATATTCCTATAGTCACTAATAGCCATAAAAATCAAAATTTCATATGTATAAGAACGTTTTAATGCGTTAATGAGTAAATCTTCATGAAGTTGGAATAAAACACAATACGGACTAAATAAAGCGTAAAGGGGGAGATGCATTTGAATGAATGCGAAATTGAAAAAATCACTAGGTTGGCCACTGAGGTGGCTACTAAAACCTACTATGAATTAGCAAAGAAAGAAAATGCACAGCTAGGTCGTAAACTTCGACACAACACGATCAAGCTGCTTAAGCATTATAGTCAGTTACAGTCATACGTAGACAATGCTATCACGGATTCGACACAAGCCGAGGATATATGGCTCAATGAACTGTTGATTGATATGTTTGACGATAAGAGCATTGTGAAAGTGAATGCGATTGTTAAAAGCAAAGAAAAAACAGCATTGATGATGCGACATGTAAATAACATGCTCGATATCTATGCTGAGAAGTGTAGCGACAAGCAATTCAAATATTGTGAATGCATGCGCAGGTATTATATTGATGGAGAAACCTTAGAAGAGATTGCTGAATCATTTCCTGAAAAGCCAGATGTTCGTACCATCAAACGTTACATCGCTAGAGGGATTGAAGAGTTATCTGTATTGCTATGGGGAGTTATTGGGTTAAATACAAAGCTAGCCTGAAAAATTGTCCCAAAACTGTCCTAGACCTGTCCTTCTTGACAGTTTATAATGATAGTGTGAGTTAATAGGGAAACAAATACTATCTCTCTCAACGACACAGTGAATACCTAGAACACTAAAGCAAAAGACCACTTAATCCATACGGTTAGGTGGTCTTTTTGTATACAAATTTTAAGGAAGCGAGGTGAATACGATTGACAGATGTGTATTGTGAAAA